TCTTGTTCGTATTCTCCGTAATGACTCTGGAACTGACGATAACTTCATCTTGGGCGATCAGTTCGTGGTCTGTTTCGGTTGTAATTTTTCCGTAGGGGATGTCGTTGATGACTTCCTTTCTATATTGAGAAATAACAGCACCTTGAACAGATTCAACTTGTGCGCTAGCACCAAAACCGTCCGTTCCAGTATTATCGAAGAAAAGAGTATCAGTAACCTGATAGGATACACCAGGATTCTCAATAACAAATCCATCGATCTGAGCATTCTCAAATTTCGTCGTTGTTTCAACTTCGATATCGACTCTGGACTCTGTTGAAACTCTTGGGAAGTAATCATAGATTTGAAGTGCTGCTTCTTCCGTCATCGCCTGTTGTGTGGCGATTTCATTGGGAGAAATGATACCATCATTATCTATATCCTCTGTTTCAAAGAGAATCAAGAATCCTTCTTTCTCAGTGACCAACTGATCAGACTGTTGGTTTGGTTGGCGATCAATATCAATATCAACATCCTCATAAGGATCTCTATAACGAGAAACGTCAGCAGGAATGTTTTCCTGAGTTGCACTTAGACTGATGTTCCAAGTATCAACAACAGAGTTGAACTCAGGACCAATGATGTAGGGGAATACGGGCAGACCTGCTTCCGATGCATCAATAGTGATGAAGTATGCATAGATGCCATCAGGGTATTCGGGTGTCTTACAGAAACGTCCGTTATATTGGTCAAGGTCACCCTCTTGGAAGGTATACTGGTAGTCATCGATGAATTGACCAGCAGCATACTCGCTCAGAGGAGGACCATCAACACGAGCAGGGTTTGGATTAGTATCGATATCATATACAACGTTTGCTTTTAGTTTATAGGAAGAACGCATTCTTCTGATACCACCATTCTGATCGGTAGGATCGATGTAACCATATGGACCATAGATCGGGTTACCATCAAACGCCCAACCAATAATCGGGGAGTGGGTGATAGATGCACCAGTCTCAGTGCCTTCCTCAATGAATTGATTGTTCTCGGGGTTTAGAATAACATTGTCACCAACCACATAACGCAGTTCTTTCGGGTCGGAAACGTGTGCATACTCACCGCCATACTGGTTATTGAAACCAGTAAACACATAACCACGAGCAACGTCATACTTACTATTCAGTTCATATTCAACGTTCTTGTTCCATTGGAACACAGATGCTTCAAACGTTGCAAGTTGACCAACTGCTTCCAGTCTAACAGTAGTGTTACCTTGGGTATAACCAACACCTCTGTTGGTAATTTGAATAGAGATAACCTTACCCTTATCTTCACCCAGAGTGCCGATGACTGCTTTTGCTTGGGCACCGAAACCATCACCATTAATGTATACAGTGGGTGCAGTGGTATATGCACTACCAGAGTTAATGATAGCGATCGAAACGATACGACCATTAATGACAATTGGTTGTGCCAGGGCACCTTCACCCGAGTTCAGTTTAATACTGGGGGTGGAAGTGTATCCACTACCTCTGGCAGTGAGAGTAACGCCAGAGATTTTACCACGGACTTGTGCAGTGGCAGTAGCACCAGAACCGCCACCACCAGTGATGGAGATGGTAGGTTGTGCTGTATATCCAGTACCAGGGTTGCCAACCAGAACACGAGTCACACGACCGTTGGTAACGACTGCTTGTGCGGTAGCACCAGATCCACCACCACCAACAATAGAGATGAGGGGTTGAGAAGTATATCCAGAACCTTGATTGGTAACTTCAATGGTGCTTAGAGCGCCATTAACAATTACCTCGGCAGTAGCACCAGAACCACCGCCACCAGTAATTTCTAGTTGTGGTTTGCTGCCAGCATCATAGTCAATACCACCGTCAGTGATATTGATTCCAGTCACAGGACCATAAGTAACATACTCTTGATCCTTATATGACCATGCAGCAACACCATTGACCCATGCACCGATCGGAGTATTGGGTTTGACGGTAGTTCTAGTAGATACTGTATTTACTGTTCTGGGGAATCTCAGCAGTTTACGCTGGTTACCAGGAATCAGAGCAGAACCTTGGAAAGGACCAATCTTATAGTTGGGAAGACCAGAGGCAGCAACGTAAACGTAGTCGTTATTGAAGAAAGTGTTCTGAACGTTAGAAGTGAACAGAGAGATCACTTCATCAATAGTGGTCTGGGTAGACTTACCTCTGTTCAGGTCCACAGACAAGAGGATATTGCCCTGAGGTTCGATATCAGTGGGAACAGGGATCAGATAAGAGAAAGTAAACTCATCCAGACGTGCAGTAACCTCAAATGTGCCGTTATACACAGCAGGGTTTGCACCATAGATGGTCACAGCGTCCTCAACGAGGAGACCGTGGGGATTAGAGCAAGTAACAGTTGCAGTTCTGTTCAGACCGCCTGGTTCAATGCGATTAACACGGATCAGTTTCTTGACGTTGTACAACCAAGACTGCAAACGTTGATCATCGGCAGTAGAACCCAGAGCAGCAACATTTAGTTTGTCACCAGGCAGATAATAGGATCCACTGTCTTCAAGAACAGTTGTTGCCGCCTCAGCAATACCCAGAATACGAAGTTTAACTTCTGTACTCAGTCCTTTGTTGACATATACAAAGATATCAGAATGAATCGTTGTGCCAGGATCCCAGTCCTCTACAACGCCATTTTTGGAACGAGTACACTCGATGAATTGGTTCAGAGACTTATCTTTATACTGAACAACCTCTTGATCATCAATAATGATTGTACCGTTCTTTTCTGGCCATCCAATAGTGGAGTCAACGGTAATAATTCCCTCTGTGGTATCCAGAGGTTCAACTAGGACTGTTTTATAGGGAATCTTAAATTCACCACTCAGAGTTTCTTCGGAAATTGCAAGTTCGTAAATAACATCAGTACCTTCGATGATCGAAATGACGTTTTCGATCAAAACTGATGCATCTTTGATATTTTGGTCAACAGGATCGGCAATTTGAACCAACTGAGCGTTAGTTAAGTTGACGGGATCACCAGAAATCAGTTCTGCACGCAAAATGGTGTCTACGACCCAAGATGCCGCAGACGGAGTGATCATTTCATCCTTAGGATAGAAAACATCAATCTCTTCACCGAACAGAATCTTAAACAGATACTGTGTGGCAACTTTTGTACCTTTGGAGAGGTAGAAATCCTTAATATCTCTAATAACACGAATAGGATTGACCTGAGAGTAGTCAATCTGGATCGTGGGCATATATTGACGACGGAACTTGTCAAATACCTCACGAATAATTTGAGAATCGAGGTTATGAACTACTGAACCAGAACTATGACTTGTTTGAGACAGTGCAGACTCTGGTGCATATACCTGATTGCCATAATTATCAAATTCGACAACATCAGAGACGCCACGAGCACATCCACGCAGCGAAGAGGGTTCGTAATTACGACCACCCGAGAGAATGTTGAAACCAGTAACCTCACCAAACCCAACATCGCAAGATGCTTGTGCAGAAAGAGGTTCAGCAATGTATACCTTCGGTGGATTAGTGTCAGAATACCCAGAACCGAAACTAACAATGTTGATATCAGTGATTTCGCCGTTGAAGATAGTGGCAACTGCCTCAGCACCAGTACCACCGATTGCTTCACCCAGAGGACCCTTACGATCGTCTACAATGTAGACAGAAGGAGCATCGGTGTAACCAGAACCACCTGTCAGCAGGTTGATGTTAGTTACATTACCGTTCGCAACGGACACGTCAAGCACCTGTGCGCCCACAGGTTGAATAATACGAGCACGAGGGGCAGTCAGATACCCTCTACCTCTATTAATGATAGTTACGCTGACAACTTGACCGTCGGGCGACACAGAGCAAGTTGCTTCGGCATTGATACCATCCTCAGGGGCGGGATCAATGTAAATTTCAGGAGGGTTGCTATACCCAAGACCAGTCTTAACCACCGAAATCGAATTAGCAACGAGACGACCCTCGGAATCGATTACAGGATTACTAATTTCAGCACCGTTAGGGTTGATGAATGAAATGGCAGGAATGAAGTCATATCCAGAACCAGAGTTAGTGATCTCAATACCAGAAACCTGACCAGTGGTATCATCAACAGTAATTCTCGCTGCTGCCTGAGATCCATTGATCAAATCAGACGGAGGAGTAATGCTAATAACAGGTGGGTTATACGAATTGTAACCTTGACCACCATTGATCAGTTTGGCATCCTTGATACCATTGACAAGAGTACGACCAGCGGCAGCTTCACCAATACCAGTCGAAGAGAAGATGGAAAGTTTGGGGGCAAAGTTTAGTTCGTATCCGCTACCGCCAGTTTTAACAATAATTCTATCAATATCACCATCAGCACCAACACGAGCAACTGCCTCAGCGCCTTGACCAACAGTCGGGGACACATATTCAATAGAACGAATATGGAATGTGTCCTGAGTGGAGATATTGATAAAATACTTGATTCTAGTATTATTATCAGTCAGAACATAATCAACATAGGGGCGTTGAAGCACACCATTCCTATTGATGATCAGACCAATCTCGGCAATCGGTGCATATTCAAGATTCTCATACTGCATGGTCATAGAATCTTGACCTTGCAGATCGTCAACAGAAGGCACAACCAATTCCTTAATGATCGAATCGGCAAAACCAATGTAATATAGGATCTGTGTCAGTTCTACTTGATCATTACCTGTACGGGCACGGGGTGCCTCTGTAAAGATGATCTCAGACCCACTAATGGTGTAGTCTACCTGAGGGATCAGAAGATCCCCGTAGATCGTTACAGCGAGGTGTTCGGCAGATACGGGGGATACAGGTGTGCCGAGGAATTTAAGATCAAATGTTCTACGAGTACCGTCAAAAAACTCCCAAGGGGATTCAAGTGCCTGTCTTTTCTTATTAAATTCTTCGAGAGAGATACCAGGGGTCAGAATAGCATCAGGACCACGAACTGTATTCTCATAGTAGATAACTTCATTATCAATCATCACCGAACCATTGTTCGGTATAAAACCATCAATCTGTTCGACTTCGATTAGATCATTAGTGGGATCAACGTCCTTGATCAACACTGTCGAGGACGTTAAAGTCTTCTGGTCGTAAGCATCAATATCCAGATATTTCAGGATATTGTTCAGAACATTATAGGCACGACCTGTCTTCTCCTGAGACTTATAGTATTCAACTAAAAAGTTAATCAGTTGCTCATCTTCATTACGGATGAACTCTGGGAGTTGATTGGCAACTCTATCAGAAACGTTGATCGTATTTGCGAACATTTATCTCTTAGAAACAGGTTTCCGTTTCGGGATACACAAAGGCATCCACGGGGTAGTTGATTGTATTTATGCCACCGCCACCATAGTTCCAACCGTTGAAATTGAACGGATCGAAGTTAGCGATAGCGACATCATCAACATTAATATCTCTCGGATACACCTCTGGGTTGAAGAGTGTCGGGTCAACACCAGCAGGAATTTTGATAGATCCAGGTCCAGGGAGAACAACCACAGGAACTCTTGCAGTTCCGTCAGGAGTGTCTGCAATATTCAAAGGTCCGACACAGACTTGTCCAGTCGAATAATTAACCGTACCGATAGAGTTGTTCAGGACGACTTCTTTTTCATTTCTGTTGGTAACCATCATCATATTACCAAGTCCATCATCACGAAGATTGACAGGAACCAAGGTAGATGTACTAGATGTGGTGGTATTGAAGAGGACATCTTCAAGGGCACTGTTACCACCAGCCAGAACTGCATCTGTTCCAGTAGTCCCCGCCAGAAGCGATCCTGCTGCTTCACCAGCACCAATCAAATCGGCAACCTCTTCGGTATAACCAGTAGCGTAGAATGTTCCACTCTTAACAGAGGAGAACTTAGGTTTACAAGCGCCAGTGCCATCACCAGTACCAGTACCACCAGTACCGTCACCGTTGTCACCACCGCCATACTTGTTAGGATCAGTGATGGGGTTGTCAAAGTTCAAACATTGTGTAAATTGATTACCAAATGTGAATTGGTCAAGATTTTGCCCCAGAGACATGTGTGTAGTTGTACCAGAAATCGAAGTATCTGCCGAATCAATCATAGAATTGAATTTCGACAGTTCCAAGCGACCACCAAAGCGGTCATTTCGATTTTGAGAGTTGAATTGATCAACAGACTTCAAAATTGCAGATGCAAGTTCATTGGAAGAACGAGTAGTATCGTTTCCGTTGAATGTTGGGTATACTTTTGGAGAAATATAGAAAATTCTGGGATCGACAATGATCGGTTCGATCGATGCCATCGAATAATTCAGTAATTGGTTCTTGATCCTCTTCTTAGTCGTGGTGTTGAGGTTAACACCTGTCTTGGATCTTACTGAGATGTAAACTTTGCCGTATTCTGGGGGAGACAACTTCTCACCACCATATGCAGTGACAGATGCTGCCTGAGGAAAGAGTTCAGACACTAGATATGCGTAGTCCGCCTCAGTCACTGCTCTGTTTTGGACAGAGAAAGACTTAGGGGCACGATATTTGATGCTTAGACCAGTTTCTCGGGATTCTCCATCTGCCGCATTCTCAGTTGTTTGCATAGTGAGAGATGCAGGCAGCACAATACGACCAGAATTATCGATCAGACGACCAATAAAGTTGAACTTAGTCGCACCATTCGCCTCTGGACCATCTGTGTCAAGATATTCAATAGTGATGAACTCATTATCGATCAATTTGCGCCCAAGAACACCATCACCGAAGGAAATCTTGTATCTGAGATCTTCCGTCTCTTCGATGAAGTAGACACGAGAGGTAGAATCGAGTGCTGTGATGTTTTTAGCCAACGAATACTCATCAACTTCGACAGACTGCTCGTTCGGACGCACTAAAACTTTGATTCTTTCAGTATCTACGTTCTCTGAGGGTATAACGTACTCGGGTCTAGCAGTATCATCGACTGTGTAACTGTATTTGAGCAGGTTGCCCTGATAAATTGTAATTTTTGAGAATGTGGCAATACCAGTATTCTGGTCAACGTTACTTTCGACGGTAGTTAACAGTGCGTAGGTGTAAGATTCGCCATCAACGTTGGTAACAAAGACATCACCCTTCTCAATTTTAACTGTGTCGGGGTAAGACTGCCCACCAGGCAGTGTTGCCGCCTGTACGGTCATAGAAACGCACGCTCTGGACGCTTTCTTAGACCTAGGGGTGTATCCAATCTGCTTGGCGATCCTTACGATGTTGTCTCTAACAGTCGCAGATTCAAGGAACGCCTCATTCATCGACATGTTTGCCGTGAATGCAGCATAATATGTATTGTATGCTAAGATATCAATTAAGTACGAGGCAGCAGAACCCTCAAAATCATAGTCCGTGAACTCCGAACGAGTTCTCAGATAAGATCTGATAGATTCTTTGATCTCAAAAAAGTCTAGTGACGTTAATTCTGACGGAAGTGCTGCCATTTTACGTTCTTTCTAAGAGGAATTCGATTACTTGAACTAATTCTTCACCGATAATGCGATATTCAATAGCAACGTCAACGGTGTGTTCATCATCAGAAAGACCAACCACAACATCTTCAACCTCAACACGCGGTTCAAGTCGCTCAATCGTGTTGATAATTTCATCCCTAATGTCCTCAGACGTAAAAACGTCGAAAGGTTCAAACAAAAGTCCTGCTACGCGAGACCCGATGTCAAATTGAAAGGGTCTATCACCAAAATTTGTCAAGATAAGGTTCCGAACGGACTGCTTGATAGCATTCTCGTTCTTGACAGTGCTGAAATCCTCCGTGTTAGGGTTCTGGTTAAAGGACATGGAGAAATCCTTGTACCCCCGTGAGAGAAATTGCTCTGATCGGAACCTATACCTTGACATTATGACTGATATTTATCAGTGGTCTGGATTATTTATAGTGTCAGTAGGAATATTATATTTTAGGAACTCGCGAAATGTCATTTTCATCTCGCGTTGGGACATACCACAGTGTGCAGCAGCATGTGGTAGGTTCATCGTCGCATGAAAAAGTCCAAGATTTGACTCTTGGACAAGTTCTGGCGTCGTTTCTACCTTACTTACCTTGACCACGATATTTTTTCTTCGCGTTGTTTCGTGAGGATGCGGCATATTTAGTGTTTTTGGAACTACCTTGTCGTGTGCATTTGGGTTTTGACTCAATAATCTTCTTTCCAGAAAGACCAACTTTTGCTCGAACTGCCATAATTCTCCGTTTTGGGACTCTAAGATGATAGCACATTAGGGGACCCGTACGCAACTACGCTGTTGCAAGGGTACGACCACCCCATCCAACCAGGGGTTCCGATGCCCAGCGGATCTAGAACTCGTCCGACAGGCAATTTGTTGGCAAAAACAGTCAATGTTGAAGAGAATAGGAACCTGATATGCCCTGTTCCTGCATTATCTTCGATTGTTAGGATTGAACAAGGTTCAGGAGTTGGCACTGGGCACAGGGCATTTTGGCAAGGACACATGTAGATGACAATATTTGTACACACTGAGACGTGTGGAGTAAACTGATCACCAAAAGTCATTGCAGGAAGACCATTCACAAGCACAGTCGCCTTAATTGGGTTGAGTGCAGTGAGTGGAACTAATGGTTGTGGTGGCCACCAGCATGTCCATTCCTTAATAACGATGCTATAAGGGATTGGAGGTGACTTGCACGGTTGTACAGAGTGTACCGTAGGAGGCACACAGATGCCGTGTCCCGAGTCTGGAAGACCCGTGACTGGTGCCATTGGTAGTAGGAGACCAAATGCCATGTATTATCCGTTAAAGAGGTTGTCTACGTCCGTAGAGAAGTCTGAGATAGTGGTGTTGACTTCATCTTGATAGTCAAAATCAGCATCATAGAACTCCTTCCAAGAGTTATCAGTGTACTTGATATCCTTCGCACTACTGTATTGCTTCCTAAGGAGTTTCTTATCGCCAGGATCATAACTAGAATTATGTATCTTTCTTTG